GGCGGTCTGCGCGGTGGTCTTTGCTTCGTTTGCCGTGGCGACTGCACCGTTAGCCGTTGCGACAGCGTTGTTTGCCAAAGTTATGGCGTTGTCCGCGTGATTATCCACTTCATTGATTGCACCCACAAGCGTAGCCTTTTCATCCGTTGTAAGCGCAGAAAGTTCGCCTATTTCGGCTTTATTCGCATCGGCGTGCGCGTCGACTTCGTTGATTGCGCCCACAATCGTAGTCTTTTCGTCGGTGGTAAGCGTGGAAAGGTTGCCTATCTCTGACTTGTTCGCATCAGCGTGTGCATCCACTTCGTTTATCGCCTTAACAAGGTCGTCTTTTGCATCGGTCGTAAGGTCTTGCAAAGTACCGATGTTATTAAAGTTCGTCGTTATTTGCGTTTGTAAAACACCGTGCGCGTCGTTGTTCGCCTGCTCATATTGCGAATAGTATTCTTCCGCTTCTTCACCGATGTTGTCTAAAACGTGAGCCGTGTTTATAGCAATCGCTTTGACCTTTTGGCTGATAACCTTTTTCACGCCGCCCGTTTCCGATAAGGTCGCTTCGATAAATTGTGCGGAAATTTCCAACGCGCCTTTTTTGTACAAAACGCCGTCCGTGTTCGTGATTTCGTACTCAAAGAAACTTTTTCCCGTAGTGTCGGTTTTCGGGCTTGCCATAAGGTGCTGGATAACGTCTCCGTCTGCACGCCTAAACGCCACCGTGACATAACTCGGCTCGGTGTTGCGATAGATAACGCTCGTATCGTCCATTTTGTCGATAACATCGCCGTTTGCGTTCGTTACAAAATAATATCTTATGTAATTGCTACTGTCGTTCGCAACGAAAGTATTATCTTCTACTTTAACGCATTTGTATTGTTTGTTCAAGTAAACTTTCATACGCTTTTTTGCTCCTTGTTTTATTCTTCGTCATACAGCGTTACGCACGCATAATGTTTTACGGTCGGGACGACTTCCCCGTCCTTTTTGCTTAACTTTTCGGCAACAAGATAGATGTTCCCGTTATCGTCTGCGATTATACAATTATTATACTCCGTGTTGTCGTTTTTTACAACTAAATAACCGCCCTTTATATCTTGATAACTGAAATATTTTACTTCAAGATAATCTTGCGTTGCGCCTACCAAAGTTCCCTCGGAAGTCTTGAAAGTCTGCGCGTTACCGTCAAGGTATTTTACAGGACAATCTTTATACAATTTCAGTGTTGGTCTATTTCCAATCTCGAAAGCGTAATTGTCTCTAATCAACGCTTCCCCGATACGCATTTTTTCCGCGTTACCCGTAAGATTATTGTCCTCAACAAACGAATAAATCTTTTGTATGCTTATGCTTTCGGCACGGTCTTTTTTGTAACTTATATCGTCGTTTGTAATTCCAAACCAAACTTCATTGTCCCCAATCGCAGGGCGTGCTTTAATGTTATCTCCCGTCGCATTTGTTGAATAACCGAAAGAAATCTCGTAGAAGTATGACGTTTCTCCATTGCTTCCGACATAGGGATTTTGTGCTACCTTACTTCCGCCAATCCACTTGAAAATGTTTCTTCCTGCAACAAATGATAACCCCGCGCTGTAATTGTCATAATACTTTCCGATGAGGTTTATTGTGTTCCCCGCGCCGAAACCAACAACAGGTAAAACATAATCACGAATTACAGTCGAATGACCGAGTTCGACTTCATTTTTAATTCGCACCCCTTCGATAGCATTTTTATCTTGTTGATTTATCAGCCTTTGCAACAAGTATGCGCTCATTGTCTTTTTTTGTTCGTCGCTTTCGCTGTCTTGCAAAGGCATAAAATTTCCTTGCAAGACGTATGCAATGCTCGACCTTATCGGCAATGTAGAACGATAACCTGTAAGCGGGATTTGGTATATCCTTTTTTCTCGCGCCAGCCCGATTTTTTCCGCAAGATTGTTAAAGCCTTTCGTCATCGAATAACGCACTTTATACCAATTCTTATCTTCCGTATCGCTATAATGTGCCTTGCTCATTATCTGCATTTCGGTCTTATAAACAACGTAATCACCGACCTTGTCTAACGGCTCTAACACATCTTCGCGCCCGTAAACATTCGTGTCGATAGAAAGTTCGTCATTGCCTATTCTTTGCGCCTTACCGACTAAATTACGCCCGTATCTCGTCAAGTCGATAATGTTGTCCGACTGTCCGTCCGTGATAGAAAATACCGCGTTTCTATCGTTTTGCTTTTTGGTCTTGTTCGCTTCGATTATAACATCGTCAAGCAGTGGAGCATACGTCGATTTATAGCAGTAATTGTTTAATCCGAAAGATGCCTCGTCTTGGTCTATATAGTACGGATTAGCGTTTTCTTCGGTGAAAAATTGCGCCTTGTTTGCTTTTATATATCTGAAAACCGCTTTCCTTGCCGTTTGTGTAAATACACTTGTCGTGAAAAATAGTTCCTTATATGTTCTTGAAACATCAACGGACGTTTCGCCACGGGCATAATAAAGAGTATTATTTCGCACTTGATTTGTTAATTCAACGGCGTCATCGTTCAACGCATCCCAAAATTCTTTATCGACAAGTAAATCTTCATATCCTGTTCCGTCATAACTATTTACAAGCGGGATAGGAGTAAATGCGTTTATCGTAACCGACTTTTCGTAAGAAATATCTCCGACATAATATTTGACCTTTTCGGTAATATTAGACAACGGCAAAAGGAAAAACTCCGTAAAATACTCAACATTAAATGCCGTTACGATTGCTCGATTTGTACTATTTGCAATGGCATAAGTTGACTTAAAACTATCGGTCGAAGTAATGAGCGTTTGCGGTGTCGCATTGCTGACTTTCGACACGACCTTGCCGCAAAAATTATCTATGTTATTTTGCCAAAAAGTTCCAAGTCTATTTGCAACGTCCGTCTTGTCGGTGGTATTGTTCATATCAATAATCCCGACTTTAATTATATAATTATTCGTTATATCCGTAACGACCGCCCTTGCGTTTATCGTACTGAAAATCCCGTCTAAAATTTCTCTTGCCGTTGCGTTTTCGTTGATATAATCTTCGGCAACAATACCCCTTAACGGCGTGTTTTCTCCGATAAGTATGCTATCGTCCATAACAAGTTTATAAGGATATTGCGTGTTGACCGTATAAGCCAACCCTTTCCCCGTTATAAGCGTGTTCATATTACGAAACGCCACAAAAACTTGATTGGACAATTCCGTTTCGCCTGTGGACACTATATGTAAATTTGTAAACTTTTCAAGGATTTTTGTCAATTCGACAAGCATAAGGTTGTGGACATACTTTCCCGCACCTTTTGCAAAAGGCTCGACATTGTCCGCGCCGACAAGCATTTTAATGCTTTCAATCTCCGTTCCGTCGCCCTTTTCAAAAACAATCGTTGCAACCGCCGTGTTCTCGAACGGTGTTGAAGTGTCCGAAACAATGCGGAAAGTCGCGCTGTCCAAAGTGTCGTCGGCAACCCAATTCATCACCCCGCCAGCCAGCGGTTCAAAAGTCTTTAATATTTGATGTGTCCAGAGTTCGAGTTTCATCTCCTGCCCCCGCTGCTTAAAATACCGCCTACTCTTTCGCGCAACACCTGCGCTTCTTGATTTGCTTTCGTTCTCTCGATATAGTTATCGACTGCTTTTTTCGCAATGACAACGCCTGCTATAATTCCGCCCGTTAGCGGCTTGACAAGAATACCGCCGATAAGCCCCGTAAGTTCTATGCTCTCATTTATCCACGCTTGCCCGACATAATCGCCTGTTAGATTGCCGTAATTAGAAGTTGCCCATTGAAACGCTTGCTTGCCGATATACACGCCGACAAGTTTCGCCGCACTACTTCCCGACTTCGCTTCTTCTTGTTGTTTCTTCGCGGTTTTTTCGGGCGATGTGCTACCCGCAATTTGACCGCCCGTTTGCTCGTCAGAAGTTTCGATATTATGGTCGATGTAAATGTGATAATCTTTACTCATCTTATCAAAGTCAAAGTGTACGACTTAATGCCGTTTTCGTACGCTTTTTCAAGCGTATAGTCGGTCATTTCGACCGTTTCGCCGTCTATAATCAAAGACAGCGTTTTGTTGTAAATACTACCCGCTTTGCCGTTAAAAGACCTATCTAACAACTCCGCCAAAGTGTCATTTTCTGTTGCTTGAATATTCAAAATATAAGTCGTGGTCAAAACAGCGTTTTCTCTTGTTGCCCTGATATGACCTTCCTGTTGAAAAACAACGGAGTTCGGGTTTTCCGAAAAGTTATATCTGAACAGTCCTTTGATTTCGTATTCGGTCGTGTCAACTTTCAGTTTCAGCGTGTCCGTTCCCAGTTTCACATTGTCGCTGTAAATCGCCGTTATAAACCATTGTATGGTCAAATATCCGTATGTTTCGGAATACCCGTCATCATCTATGCTTTCCGTTGGAATATCGTACATTCCCGCCACAAAAGGCTTGTTGATGTTCAACTGCATATTGTACGACTTCGTATCGCCCGCAAGCACCGCATATTCGGCGTTGTACTTGTTTGTAAAGTCGTCAATCGCTTTATAGATGTCAGCCTTGCGGTTCTCGTCGCAAAGTATTTTAATCGACAACTGCTCCGTCGTAAATGACACTTTCGGAATGTTCGTCGGCGTTGCGTTCGTTACGGATAAGATGATAACAACCGCTTTCGGGTTTTTCTTGAACGGCTCGAAATACAAGTCTTGCGCCGCATCGACTTCCTGTTCATACAGAACGCTCAAATCGGTCGCCACATTCACCGTTTCCGATAAACTGTCGGCAAACTCTTTTTCTAAAAACTGTAAAAATAAATCTTCAAACATTCTTTCGCTTTCTCCTTATCTCCGCTTGCCTTGTCGCTGTTTGTCGCTGTAAGTCGTCCATAAGGTCATTAAAATCGTCTATCGTCATTCCCGAATACACTTGCCTTATAAGCGGCAAAGCCTTTTCTATGCCTCGCTCTATCCAACCTTGATTTGGGTTTTGTTTGCCGCCCCATTTCGGGCTTATCCACGGCTCGTTTGTATAAACCGCATATTCGCCTAAAACCTTACTTGTGTCGTGTCCGATTTCGACGCACATACTGCCGTTACTTATTTTAACGCGAATGCCGTTCCTTTCAAGGTTTCCCGTTCTATACGGACACACCGATTTTAACGCCATTACAAGCACGTTGTACGCCATAATATCCCGATTGTTCATTTTAGATAAAGCACCGTTAAAAAGCCGTTGTACGCCGTTCTCGTCCGTTTCGTTGCCGTGTTCTGCACCGTGTACCTATGTTTATTATACACAATCATATCGCCCGCTTGTATCTCTCTTGCGCTCGGCGTGTCGCTTTCCAAAACCAACGTCCAGTCGTGCGACGTTACTCCGTCCGTCGGATTTGCGTCAAAACGAGTTGCCCCCGTTTCAATCACCCGAATAGACTTATCGGCAACTTCCGTTCCCGTTTTGTCTTTGTTATAAGTCCCTTTTCGCCATTTTGCTATAATCATTGCGGCACCCCGTAAATTCTATAAAGCAATCGTGCGTGTTTCAAAATCTTAATCGACTGTTCGCACAATTCTCTTTCCATTATGGTCTTTTTATCAACCAACGCGCCCGTTGCCGTGTCATAGCCGCTTAAAGTCGAAAAATCAACGCTATGGAATACATAAAACGCTTGATAAATTTCCGCATCCAACACGGCTTGTTTTTGATAATCTTTACAAGTGTCAAAATCATAAGCACTGTTCTTGCTTAAAATGTAGTCCTTAATTTGACGATGAATACGATTATAAGCACCTTGTCCGCTTATTTGATATTGCGGGAAAGTTTCCAACAACGTGGCAAGGTTCTCGCCAAATTCGCTTTGATAACGGTCTAAAAAGTCTTGATATGTCATAATTACCTCGTTTCGCAAGTTCGGGGAGTTGCACCTCGTTTATCTCTTACTTGCATATAAGGCGGTTTTTACGCCGCCTTTTTATTATTTCGCTTTCTGAACGTAAATCGCTTTTGCACGGTTCGACAAAACGAAACAGTCGTGAACGATACGACCTTCCGCAACCGCACCGTCAATGCCCTGAACGTCGGTCAACACTCTGTAAGTCGTGAGTTTGACAGGCGCAACCACTGCGTCTTTGTGGCACATTACAAGGTAAGTGTCAGCAGGGAAGTACGACGCGGGAAGCATACGCACCTGAACGCCGTCCACTTCGCCCATAATGCCTTTAACGAGCATTTCCTGCGTTCTACCGCTTTGGAGTACGAATGCGCTGTCTTGTTTGAGCAGTTTCAAGTAAGCAGGCGTTACGAACGCAACCCTACCAACCGACGGCACTTTGTTTTCGTCCAAAGTCGCCGATGCGTCAAGGAACAGCGAGTAAGCGTTTTCTTTCGTAGCCGCCGCCGCAGTACCCGCAGAAATACCCGTTGCGGTCGCCATAGCCTTGATACGATAACTGTCGAGTTCGGGAATGATGACTTGTTCGATTTCGTCTTTAAGTCTTGCGCCGACTTCGTTTGCAAAGTTCGTTCCCTCGTAATTCATACGGTCGATAACGAACGTGAACGCTTTGTCCTGCGTCAAGGTCATTTCCTGTTTCGGAAGTTCGAGTTCGGAAAGTGCGCCGAAACGGTCGCTACCTGCGATAGTATAATCGCCGAGCGCAACGGTCTGTCCTTGATACACTGCAACGGTTTTGACACCGATAAAGTCGTATTTACCGTTTACAAAATCCGCAGTTTTAGATTGAAGTTTGAATGCTTCCGCCACAATAGGCGAATACTTTTCAGCATAATTGATTGCCATAATTGATTGCTCCTTTTCTTAATTTTTTATTTTCCCAAAAAACCTGAAACAAAGGCATCGCTCTCTTCGCTCCCCGTGGTTTTGACGGGCGTAGCAGGCTTAAAACCGCCTTGTGTTTCTTTTACAACAAAGTCGGGATATTTACTTTGCATTTGATTGATGATGTCTTGCGCGTTTTCGATTTCGTTATTCTCCGTCCATTTCGGCTCAAAGTCGTTGACTACTTTCTTCAACAACTCCGTTACTTTACTGTCGAATTTACCGTCCGACAGCATTTTGCCGATTGCCGCTTCTCTTGCAAGGTTGATTTCCTTTTCCTTAAACGCTTTATTTTCGTCTAACAGTTTTTGGTAGTTTTCTGCGTCAATGTACTTTTCGCCGCCCTGTAAATACGGCTTTATCGCCTCGTCTGCGGCTTCCTTTTTGAGTTTCTCCAAACTCTCTTCGCTTAATACCTTTGCGCTGTCTTTCGCGGCGTTGACGTCATCGCCGTTCATCTTCATAATCGCGTCCACAATGTCTTTGATTTCAACATTCTCTGCCAACTTGCCATCGAATAACTTTTCGATTTCTGCTCTTTTCATAAAAACTCCTTTACGCTTTTAACGAGGTTGCTTCTCGTAATTTATTTTTATTTGCTATTTTTTACGACGTATGCCCGTCATTTATACTCAATAACCGCCATTCTGCAACGACAGTTTATCGTATTCTTTGCGCTTGCTCCCAAACTTATATCAGCAGGGTACATCAACTTTTCGCCACCAACAATAAAAGGTTTGTCAAAGTCCTGCACTTGCCCGCTTGCCGCTCTATGTGCCTGCCTTGTCCGATTGTCCCCGACCGCTCGCCACACTTTGCGGAATTTCCGTCCTTGTTTCTTTGCAACTTCTACAACGTCCGCACGCCCTTTGTTTTCCGTTTGCGTGGTCGCCGTGGTCGCTATTCGCACATTGTCCGACAAATTACTTTCGGCAACGTTTTTAATTGCCGTAATGATAGGACGAACGCCCGCCTTGCTCATCAACGCCTGTACAATCTTTGACTTAATTTCACGTTCGATTGACTTCTTGTCCGTCAACGCCGCAAATGCGATTGTATCGAAAATATCCACTTCTTCGTATGCTTCCTTGCTTTCAGCCTTGTTTGTGCCTTTTAAGCCCAGTTGTTCGGCTTGCCAATCGTAATTTATCTTATACACCGACACGGCAAGATTGTTGACTTCCTTTTTGCTTGCTTTGTTTGCGTTCACGAATATGTCCGCAAGTTTCTCACAAATCTTATCCAGCCTATCATATTTCGACAACTCGCCAAACCGTTCTTGCGCCGTTCCCGACAACTCAACTTTCGCAAGTTCAATCGCTAAAAAGTCCCTCGCTTCTTTATAAGCCGCGTTGTATTGCTTGTTAAGCATTTTGGTCGTGTCGTTCAAAACATCGTCGCTATGTTCGTGTATTTGTCTTTCAGTCATTCTTCAATACCGTTATTTCCAACCCCGAAACGAACGTCTTTCTCTTCTTGCATTGCTTCAATCTCGTCGTCAACGTTGTCGATAACGCCCACGCCTTGCAGCATTTTAAGATAAGATTTCTCGCTTATCGTTCCCCTTAACATCGTCGCATTTTGCACCGTTTCCGTTACGTTGTCCAAATGGTAAGAGTTGAAAGTAATGTCAAAGTCCGCCGCCCGTCCTGTTTTTTCAAGATACATCTGTATCGTTTCCGTTGCGGTCTTGTACGCTTCCCACTCGAATTTTGATACTCTCGTTTCAAGGTTTGCCCTTGCCGCTTTAATCGCCGTTGCTGTAAGGTTTCCGTTCGTCAATGCTTTTGTGTCCACAACACCGCCGTCGCGTATCAAATCGTCTTTAATAATCTCGACAAACTTTGTTCTTGCTTCGGTAGGAATTTGAAATTGCTTCATTTCCGCACCCTCGCCGATTATCTTTCTCGTGCGGTTTATGTTCGCTATAAAGTCCTGATAATAGGTTTCGCCCATTCCCGTCGTGTCTTTGATAACCCAGTACGCATCCGAAAAGTCCTGTATGTTATTCGCAAACCCCGATTGCACAAGGTCTATAATGTCTATCTTAGCCCTTATGTTCGGAGTTAAGTCGCTCAGTCTGTACTCGTTGTTCCAAAACTCAACAATAGGCAATTTAGACTTTTCGTTTTCAATCTCTGCCGACAACGCACTTGCTTTGACCTTATACTTATAAGCCGTCAAAGGCTTAACCATTCGCACGCTCGGACGATTGCAATAAGTCGTAACTCCGTCTTCGGTGTAAACTTCCCAATACATACTCGGCAAGTCGTTCATCATCATTCCCTGAATGTTCCACCAACGGATAAACGCTTTCAATGCTCCCGTTTCGTCGTCGTAAAAAGGAATTGCCCTGTCCGCCGAAAACACCGACAAATTATCGCCGTCGCAATAAATATAACTTATGCCCTGCGCCGAACACCTTTCCGCGCCGCCTCTAATTACATAACCGAAACGCTTTAAGAATTTTCCGTCAAGGTCTATTCCGTTCACCGTCGGCGTTTCCTTAAAAAGCGTATCAACCTTTTGCGTTACCATATCGGTGAAAAACGAAAACCCTATCTTGTTGTTAGAAACATACGGATTTTCCACAAACTCTCCACCCGTGATTGCGCCCGTTTCTTCGTTACGGCGGTCTTTCCAATACATTCTGCGGACTTCCCTTATGGACGTGTTATTGCCCATATAATAATCCCAACCGATTTGTGCCTGATTATATACCGAAGTTCCTGTATATTGCATAATAAGACCGTACGTCCTCGCACCGTCCATATCCTCGCCGTTATTAAAATCAATCTGATAACTTGCCATAATTAGAACCCTTTTATTCCTGTGTTTTTATAATCTCGTATTATGCTCGCGCAACTATCTGGGCTATCGTCGTGTACTGCATCTTCTGAATAATCAAGTATCTCATCCAAATACTCCGCATCCGTGTTTCTCGAAAAGTAAACGTTTTCCCATTCGCCTTTCAGATAACTCGATATTTTCAGATACTTGTTCATCGTTTCGTGATAAACCATTGCACCGCCGCCCTTGCGGATTATTTCTTTCGCCAAATACCCTTTGTCGCCGTTATCTTCGCACCTTATAACGCCAGCCCGATAATACTTGACTATCGCCATAAATTCATTCAAATGCGTGTCTATGTGTCCTGTTCTTCGCTTGCCTAAAACATAATACTTCCCGTCCACCTTTCGGCATATCGTCAAAACGCTTCCGTCTTCGCCGCCATATGACGCGTCTATGTGCGCTCTTCCGTTTTCAAGTATCTTGTCGTCGTCGAAAAACTTAATGTTCCCAAACAACGCATTCTCGCTCGCTATGTGCTTCAATTCATAGTTCGCCGCAAACAAACTCGCCGTCATACTTTTTCTTAAAGCGTCAAGTTCGTCGTTCGTTAATAACCCCGTTCGATAACAATCGTACTTCTCGGCGGCGGGCATTAAAGTGAAACAATCGTCTTTATGCCACGGTGTCCCCGTATTCGTTATACGCCCGCCAACCATTTTGATATTTTGTAACTCCATATAAATGGACTTTGTGTATTCTCGTTCCGCTCGGCTCACACGGTCTTTTATATTTACAATATCGTCCGTATGCACCCAGTAAGCGTGCTTGCCCGTCAAACTGCCTTTTATACCTATGCCCAATAACTGCACCGCGCCCCTTGTCGTGTCCGAAAGGTTGGTCGTTATCTCGTTGCTGTTGGACTTCTTTATCTCAACAGGCTTGCCCCATAATTTATAACTTAAAAACTTTATCGTGTCGCTCGATAAAATCTTTCTCGTCTGTTCTATAATCTCCGTAACGTCGTCATCGGTCTTTCTGATGAAGATAATGTTTCGCTTCGGAAACAAAATCATATACAGCGCAAATGCCACCGATACACAAGTTGTCTTATAACTTCCGCGATGCGCTTGCAGTGTCCAGTCGTTCTTGCCAAACACAAGTTCCTGTATCCACTTGTTGTGGAGTTCTTTGTTTATCCCCGTAAATCCTAACCAATTCGCAACCTTGTACGGCTCGTCGATTAAAAGGTCAAGATATTTACGCTTTTCGTCCGTCAACATACGCTTCTATTTCGCCCGCAATCTTTGTGTCCCACTCTGTGATTTCCACTCTTTCAACGGGTTTCTGTCCTATCGTATCGCGGATAACTTCAAAAGCCTTTGTATCGCCCTTGCTTGCCTTTTCTACTTGTTTGGCACTTATTGCCGTCAAAAGGTCATACTTATCTCCGTTCTTATCGATTACTTCTTTCGATAAAAGCGTTTCGAGTGCTTCTCTAAAAGTCTTTTGTCTTTTCTTTTGCTCGCCCCTTGCTTTTCCCCCCATTGCCGCTATTCTTCGCCTTTCTTCAATAGGTCTTTCATTTTGCGGAATAAGGTTTTGCGGGTTGGTCGCTTTGCACGGCATTTTTTTACTCCTTTAATTTATTTTAACAGCGTTCTTTCCTGTAAATGTTTCCCAACGCTTAATGATAACGTCGCAATATTTTGGGTCAAGTTCCATACAATAGCATTTACGGTTTAATTGTTCGCAAGCAATCAAGGTTGAGCCACTGCCTCCGTATAAATCGACAATAATATTACACCCGTTGCCCCATTGATTTATTATATCAACTAATAATGTAACTGGCTTTTGTGTCGGGTGAACACGGTGTTGAGCGTCCTTTGCATTTTGACTTGATAAAAAGCCGAACCAATCGTGCCGTAACATACGGCGTTTATGCTTATTTTTACTCCATATCAACTCAAATTCGCTTCCGATTGCGTCCGCTTGACTTTCCTTCCGTTTATCCCAACAAAGCCACGCTCCATCGTTTTTATTAGGCAATAACTCTGCAAAATAATCCGCTCCAAATAAAAACACTTCTTTGCAATAACCGAAATTGTCAAAAAATGTTGATATTAATTCGGGCTTAAAATCGTCGTTGTCCCCAATAATTTTATCGTATTTATTCCCTCTTGTTCCGCCTTTTCTGCCAAGACTGCCAACTGCTCCACTAAAATCCGTATCAAGGCACATTCCGTAAGGTGGGTCGGATAATATCATATCGACTTGCTTTCCGTCCATAAGCCTTTCAACCGTTGCCTTGTCCGTGCTATCGCCACACATAAGACGGTGTTCGCCTAATTGCCATATATCACCGTATTGTGTTATCGGTTCGTTTTCCTCGTCAATCTCGGGTGCTTCGTCTTCTATAATTTCCGCATCGTCTTCGCCCGAATTGAAATCAAACCCAAAATCAAACCCGTCAAAATCCAATCCGTCGATTTCTTCTTCCAACAAATCAAAGTCCCATTCTGCAAGTTCGTTTGTCTTGTTGTCAAGAATACGGTATTTTTTCTTTTGTTCATCGGTCAACCCCGTTTTTCTTACGCACTCGACTTCTTTCCATTTTAACTTTTTAAGTGCTTTAAGCCTTGTGTGCCCCGCAAGGATAACATTTTCTTCGTCGATAACAATCGGTGAACAATATCCGCATTGCTTTATGCTTTCCGCAACTGCATCAACAGCGTTGTCATTTTTTCTCGGGTTGTCAGGATACGGTATTACTTCGTTAATGTTAAGTTTTATGATTTCCATTTGCCTTTTTCGCTATAACGCCAAATAGACGGACTGCTCCGCCTACTTTTTCGACCTATGTAATTTTAATTTAGAAGTCATAGGCAACTCCTTTCTTATGGATATACTTCATTATAACACGGTTTTTGTGTTTTGTCAAGCATAAATTATTTTTCGGATATTTTCTTTTTTGTAAACATAACTGCGGTCGTTTTTCTTGTCGATAATCAGCAGCGTGTCGGTTTGACTTATTTTTATATCATTTCGCTTGAAAGTTATCTTTCCTCCGTCCTTGAAATAAATCGTCATCGTTTCGTAATGATAATCGTCTCGGATTTTATAAGTCGAACACCCGACAAAAACGCCCAAACACACGATAAGAACAATCGCTATTAGAAGTTTTTTCATTTCTTTTGCTCCTTTACTTGTTTTGTCAACCAAATACTCCGTCCGACCATTACTCCGCCGAACACCATAAACATCAACGATATGCAAATGTATATCGCCTGCACTGCAATCGGAAAATGCTTCCAACATACCCCGACACATACTGCTGTTATCACCGACGATATTAACAAAGTTATGCCGTTCGCTCTTAACGCTCTGATTTGTTTCATTCTTCTTCTCCCAAATCTTCAACGTGCATCCACGATTGCGGGGGACGAGTTATTGACACAGGCACTTTGCAATCTTCGTCATACATACAAGCGGTGCTTTCATACCCCGATTTCTTACACGAGTTACACTTTTTCTTCGTATAAAACTCGCTCAATTCTTTCGGCTTGTCGTATATTTTTAAGTCGCTTATGTGCCAACCATAAAGGGTTTTGCCTTTGCCATAGTCTGCAACTTGCCTATATGTCAAACAAGTTTCAAATTCGTACCCGTTGTTCCAATAGTACACATAATCAAGTTCGCTCGCATTGTTACAAATAAATTCACCGATTACTCGTCCGTTCCACTTGCCTCTTTCTCTGAATATCCCTGCCCATATAATATCATCTTGTTTTTTCTCTTTGGTGCAATAAATATAACACTTAAACGGCGTTTCAATCTTCGGACGGGTTTTGCGCACTTCGATTGTCTTTTCTCCACTTGCTATAAGTTCTACATATTTAGGTTTTATACTCAATAATATTGACTTCATCATTCATACTCCTTTAACAGTTCGTCAAGAATATATTTACGCTTTGGTCAATAAGTTTATTGCTCGTTTGCAAAATCCTTGTTCCGTCCTCATATTCTTTTATGCACATTGTTTTCGCTTTCAACTCTTCCGCAAATTCTCTTACTCCGTCCTCTTTACCGCTTTCATAGCCGTCATTATATCCGTTATCCCACGCTTGCTCACAAGTTTCACAACCTTTCTCGTACCCCTCTTTGAACGCCTTTTGCATATCGCTTGCAAGGTCGCTTGTAAAAGTCTTGCGATAGCCTGCGTTGTAAAGTGCTTCTGCAATGTCGTTCGAGGTTGCAATTCCGTTCACTTTGCTCCGTGCATAGTATATTTCTCTTCTCATTTCTTCTATTTGTTCTTGTTTAGTCATTTTTGTATTCCTTTAAGAAAGCCTATTACGGTGTAAATTGCACAAAAAGCAAATTTTCCTGCGTCGTAGGTTAATTCGTCATCGTCAACACACACGATTTCGTCTGCTATTTCTTCAAGTTTTTTAATCATCTCTTGCCTTGTCATTTTTATTCCTCCAAATATTTCCAAAAGAGTTCAAACCCTTTTTCGGCAGGTTCTCCCTTAAAGGTTGATTGCTTTGCATTTTCATCTAATTCAACCTGTCTATCTATGTTGAGTTGTTCATTCTTGTGGAGTTGATATAACTTTTCTTCTGTTTTGAAAGGCACGATTGAATATTCGCGTCCACGATACTCATACCACCATTCAACATCGCCGTTTGTATTTATTGTTTTATACAAAAATTTTGATTTCGTCATTTTCGTACTCCCTTTTGTCTTTTCTTACCTTTATTATACACCCCCGTCCTGTGTTTGTCAATAGTTTTTCAACAGTTTTATAAATAATTTTTACCGAACACTTCCCGAAACTCGTCCACCGTCCAACCGTACTCTCGCATCGCCGCTTTTTGCCCGATTTGCTTTAAGCGTGTGTCCGCCGCCTGATTGTGATGTACTCCGTGCGGTGGCTCGTTATGACACCAATGGCACAAGTGAACGGTTAGTCCGTACTTTTCCGATTTCTTCCTGTTTGCCGTGCCGTTGAAGATATGATGTCGCTCTATCCACTCCGTTCTTCCGCAAATGTAACACCTATCTTCGCTATCGCCTTTGATTATAGATTTCATACGCTTTTATCCATTGCGAATTCTATGTACTCTGCTGTGTTGTCAATTCTGACCTTGTAACTATCGCCACGCAACGACGGATAGAGTTCCATAACCTTTCTTCTCGCTCGCCCCACGGTTTCCATTGACGGCAGTTCTTCCGCCTTTACCAAGTTCGCCAACTCGTTGAACGGTATGCTGACCGAATACCCGTACTTGTTCAACACAAACCCGTAAAGGACAAAATCGCAATCTCTTGCTCTCGGTTTTTGCTCCAAAATCTCTTTAACAATCTCCGCTGTGTTCCGTATCTTCATCGTCGTTTTCCCCCAATATTTCCATAAGTTTAGCAAGATGTTGTTCCTTGCGTTTGTTCGGGCTTTCGATTACAAGCCGAATATCGCCCTTTGTAAGCCTGTTATTGATTTCGTCGATTACTTTCTTTCGACCTTGCTTAATTCCGTCGTAATAACCTTTTGCGGGCTTTTGCTCGCCTAATGCTTGTTTGCCTTGTCCTTGACTTCCCGTCGTTTTGTTAAGCAACTGATAACCGAGTTCGTGGCACTTGCGTATCCACTCTTGCTCCAAATCGTTGAGTTCGCTTTCGGGACAATAAATGACTTTCTCGCATTTCCATTTGTCATCCTTTGCGAACGGTGCGCCGATGCCGTGTTTGCGCAAAGAAAAATCTATGTGTTGTTTATAACCCATAGGATGTTCCGCAAGTCGCGTAAGCACCTTTTTTGCCTGTCCCACATAAGCAAACTTGAAACCGTTGTCATCGTATCTCGTAAGGATATATATCCCGCTTTCGTCTTTAAGGTCGTAGTATTTCAGCCATTCTTTCTTATTCCGCTGTAAAATTGCGTATCGCTGTTTGTTGTTCATTTCCCGTTTTCCCATAGTGATTTCATTTCCGCCAATTCTTCGGGCGTTCTCGTGTCTATGCCAAGCCCTTGTGCTTCTGATACTATCCCGTCGATGAAAATTGCCATCTCTTTTGTGTCGTACTCGCTACTGCCTTTGTAAACCCTATAATGCGTAAACTCCACACCGTTTACCTTTCCGTATCCTGCAACTTCTGAATACTTGACAAACCCATTGATGTCGATGCCCGTTTTCACGCTTATGAGTTCGCCCTGCCCGTACTTCTTTAACATTTCAAAGTAAATCTCGTCTTTGCTCGCCCGCAGTTCGTCCGCAATCGCCGTGATTAAAACCCACGCATACGCATTTGCATCAAGGCTTCGTTTCTCTCGGTGTTGTTTCACTGTGATGTCAAAGTCCTTGTCCGCAAGGTTGGTTAAGGCTTCAAGTTTCGCTCTCGGAGCGGTGAATGTTACTTCAACCGCCCCGTCAAGGCTTATTGATAACTTTGGTTTTTTGCTTTGGAATTCTATCATATCTTAAAACGGCGTTTCTTCTTCTCCGCTCACAATGCGCGTTTGCGCTAAAAAGTCTCTGTAAGTACACAATCTGTCTTTCAACCACTGACTTTTTGTCGTGCCGATAAGGTCAACTATCTCGTCATAAGTCAGGTCTCCGACGGTCTTTCCGTTGTAACGATTGTCGTACTTCAACTCCACTGTCTTGATGTATCCGATGTTTTGTTCGGTAAATTCGCCCATTTCAAACACCTTACGTTCTTCTTCGCTCCATTTATCGGTCTTTGGCGTTTCGTCGGTTTTAGCCGCCTTTTTCGGCGTTTCCTTGCCAAACTCGAATATAACTTCGCCATCGCCTATAATGACAAGTCGGTTAATCTTGCGGTCGTCAGTATATCCTATCTCCTGCACTTTCATATTTCTGATGTCAGGAACATACTTCCCGTTGCGTTCCTTAACGTGGTCGCTTATCCATACGAACGGCGATGTGTAGAGTTCTCTACCGATGCCAACATTGACACACGCCCTCTTGAAACTGTCCGACGCTTCGCCTTTTTCTTTCTCGGTGTTGCTCTCCGTTCCGCAGTCCCATTTGGTTATCCATTGTTTTTTGGTTTCGTCCCAAATCGACACTCCGCAATAGATGTTGCCTTTAAGTTCCTTGTGGTCTCGCTGCCAATTTCCTGCGCCCACTGTTTCGTCCAGCAAGTCCATATCTACCCTTGCGTTCTTGTACAGTAAGAGCGTAAAGCCCTTTGCGCTTATCTGCCCCACTCGGCACTCGATTTCATCTTCTTTCAATGTTCTGAATTTCATTTTTTGCACTCCTGTAAATATTCTTTCAGCCGCTCAATATCGTCGCGGTCGTGTTTGTTTCTTTGTTCACGATACTCAATATATCGTTCAAGCCTTGCTATCTTCTCCGCCTTAACTACCTTCAAGGTTTCGATAAGTTCAATAAGGTCGTCTGCGGTCGGAAGTTCGTCAGTAATCTTCAAGTCTGTCGTCGTTTGGCACATATCCGCCATTGTATCCGCAATTATGACACTCATATTCTCCGCTTCTGTCGTCATATTCCAAATCTTCTCCGCAATAAGGACACACTCCCTCAAATTCCGCTTCTTCCTTAATCTCTTCTTTGCAGTTCTCTTTCATCTCTTTGAGTTTCGCAAGGGTTCTCTTTGCGTAGGTTTCAAAGCCTAATTCTTTAATCTCGGCAATCGCCCCGTCAAGTGCGTCAAGGTACTCAATCTTTTCACCGTCGCTCCAATAATCATAAAACGCGTTTGTCAATTCCGTATCTGCTACCATTTTCATTTTTCACTCCTTTTTCGTTTTCCGTTCTTGCGATACCGAACACCACTGTGCCGTTCTTCCGTGCGAAATAGTCCGCATCGCTTAACTTGCTGAAATTGCAACATACTCTTCCGCAATATACCGTGTACATCAATCTTTGCTCCTATAATAGACGTAATTGTAATACGCTTTGCGTGTCTTCGTTTCTTCCTTTTCCTTGCGCTGATACTCGGCTTTCCACGCCTTATAGACTTCGCAATTATCGTGGCACGCTTCC